GAGAGAGGAGCCGATTCGCTAGCCGAGTGCAAGAAAATACATTTGTCAAGACCGAATCACTTTGTGGAACCTCCGAATCACCACGGGCGAATCACCTGCGCCGCTCTAACCACTATGGTTTCCAACATAAAAAAAAATAATTCAGTTTCCATTGGGGGTGTCATATTGTCACAGGTACGGCGGCTATATCATTTTCCATTGGGGTATAACCCCAGAACGACATCAATTAAGCGACATTGGCTACCCACTTAAGTAGGGTGTCAAGAAAAAAGAAAGGTTATATATCAACGACTTATAAAATAGTTAAAATAACAGCTTCACACTTTTGCATATTTAGGCATTATATATATGTAAGAGGTACTACTTATGTATTAACTTAAGTCTTTATACTATATGTGTTTATATTACTTATTGTTAAAATACTTATGTATAGACTTAAGTAGTAGCCTATCAGATTTCCCTCAACCATGACGAACCTTTCCGATTGTCGTTAACAAAACTAGATGTGGTCATGCCGATGAGGGTTTATTTATATTAAGGTACATAAGAACTATGACTATTCAAGCTACAAAGTACAGTGAGATAATCGCTAAGAAAGTTACTGAAGGCATCAGGAATGGTGTCTCTGTAAAAGATATTATGGGGTCGATCCAGCAATATCAAAATGCTCCTTCCAGTTCAGCTACATTCTATAAGTTGTATGGGGAACTAATATCACAGACTAGAGCAGATATAATAGGTAAGATAGGTAATGTCGTTATCAATAGTGCATTACAAGGTGACTTTAAAGCCGCAGAGTTTTACTTAAGATCTAAAGGTGGATGGTCGCCTAACAGTACTGTGAATGAAGTAGAGCAAGAGACAGATCCAGATGAAGATCTAGCCGCAGTAGACAGTGTTATGTCGCTACTAGGAAAGAATATAAATCCCGATGAAGATAACAGCTGATGACTTAAGAGCATTACCCGATGCTGAAGTACTTAGAATACTTAAGGGTATTGGACCTGCAAAGGCTGATGAACTTAAGCATGATTGGAACTTCTGGGCTAGACCAGATCAACTAGAACCGAAAGGGGACTGGACGACTTGGTTAGCATTAGCTGGTCGAGGATGGGGTAAGACTCGTGCTGGAGCAGAATGGGTAAGACATCGAATTAAGAAGGGTGATAGAATTGTTCACTGTGTTGCTCCGACTAAAGGAGATGTCCGTAGAGTTATGGTTGAAGGTGACAGTGGTCTTTTAAATGTCTGCTGGAAAGGTGATAAAACATATAGAGGTAAACACTTAGGTTTTCCTGTTTGGTCGCCAACTAATAGTACACTAACATGGGAGAATGGAGCTAAGGCTGTTTTCTTCTCTGCTGAAGATCCAGAACGATTACGTGGTCCACAAGCCTTTAGTGCTTGGACTGACGAACTTTGCGCTTGGCGCAATGCACAAGAGACTTGGGACATGATGATGTTCGGTCTACGTCTAGGACGTAAGCCGCAAGTCTTTGTAACAACAACCCCCAAAACAACAAAACTGCTAAGAGGTATTATCGCTGACGATAAGACAATCGTTAGTACAGGTAGTACCTTTGATAATGCGGCTAACTTAGCTGGCACTTTCTTAGATGCAGTAAAGAAGACCTATGAAGGTACACGTCTTGGTAGGCAAGAATTATATGCAGAAGTATTAGACGAAGCGTCAGGTGCGCTTTGGAGTAGGAAGCTACTACATAAATGTGAGATAGACAAGGATGAAGTTCCTCAGTTATCACGTATCATAATTTCCATTGACCCTGCGGTTACATCGAATACTGATAGTGATATGACTGGTATGATTGTCGCTGGCATAGATGTTAATGGAATAGCCTACGTATTAGAAGATCACACTGATCGCTACACACCACAACAATGGGCATCTAAAGCCATTGAGTTATATCGTAAACACATGGCTGACCGCATAGTAGCGGAGAAGAACCAAGGTGGAGATATGGTGCGTCACACTCTGCACACCGAAGACGAAAACGTGCCAGTCAAACTTGTACATGCAAGTAGAGGCAAAATGGCGCGTGCTGAACCTGTCTCTGCTTTATATGAGCAAGGTAAAGTTAAACACGTTAGAGGGTTGAATGATTTAGAGGATCAGATGGTACAGTGGGAACCTTTAGGGTCCACAGGCTCACCAGACCGTCTTGATGCTATGGTATGGGCTATAACGGATCTATCACTTAATGGGTATGCAAAACCACAGCTAGTTCTGGCATACTCTAACGCTAAAGGCTTAAAGTAAAATGGTAAAGAAACTCTCACAGACGGAATCGACAGCGATACTAGGTATCTCTGGTGAAAATACAATTAACGGTCAGATAAGGTCTGATGAGTTTCTCCCTGAGTTACGAGGCAAAAAAGCGATACGCAAGTACCGTGAGATGCGTGATAATGATAGTACTATCGGTGCAGTTATGTACGCTACAGAACAGGTTTTACGAGATGTAGACTTAAAAGTATACGCTTGTAACGATTCCCCTGAAGCTCAACGCGAAGCTGACTTTGTTGAGAGTGTTTTGTGTGATATGGATCATACGCTAGACGATCACATAGCTGAAGCTCTGTCTTGTTTGTCGTATGGCTTTGCATGGTTCGAAGTAGTATACAAGCGTAGAGTTGGTCCTACACAGTCAAGTGATAAGAAGAGATCTAAGTATACCGACGGTAGAATGGGTGTACGTAAGATAGCAATGCGAGCGCCTTGGACAGTATCTAGGTTTGACGTAGATAACAAGACTGGTGATATACAAGGTATTTATCAGGATGGCGGTTATGCAGGTACTACTAAACATTATATTCCTTCTCGCAAGAGTTTGTATTATCGTACTACTAGTCTTAACGGAGATCCTAGTGGCCGTTCTATCTTGCGTAATGCATATACTTCTTATGAGTACCTTAATAACTTACAGGCTATTGAAGCGATTGCGGTAGAGCGAGAGTTAGCAGGTATACCAGTAGCTCGTATTCCCTCGGAGTACTTATCTCCAGATGCTACACCATCACAAGTACAATTCAAGTCTAACCTTGAGCAGATACTACGTGATGTTAAGTTTAATGAACAAGGTTACATAATAACCCCATCAGATACTTACCCTGATAAGGATGGAAGTCCTACTAATATTAGATTAGTTGATGTGGAGCTTATGTCGTCAAGTGGTTCTAGGAACATCGACATTGACCCTATCGTTCGTCGTTATCAACACGACATTGCTAGGAGTGTCTTATCAGAGTTCCTAATGCTCGGAAGTCAAGGTGGTTCATACGCTTTGTCTAAGAGCAAGACAGACTTGTTCCTCCGCGCACTTGAGAGTTACATCCAGCAAATTGTTGATGTCCTCAATAAGCAGTTAGTCGAAAGACTATGGGAGTTGAACGGTCTGGATTATTCGTTGATGCCAACTATTAGAGCTGGCGATGTTGCACCTCACGATCTACGTGAAATTGCAGGGTTCTTGCGTAACCTTAACGGCGCAGATATTAACGTTAGTAATCATCCAGAGGTTATACAAAACCTTATGGATATAGCTGATTTAAATTATGACCCTGATAGGGAAACAGAAACAGAAGAGCAAGATGAAGAAGCTCTTGAAGAACAGGAAGAATAATAATAATGGCATTTTTAGACAATAGAGTGTTCGATAATGGTTTAACCATACTAGACACAGAAGCAAACGTAGTTCACGTAACTTCAGCAGAAGCTACAACTTATACAGCGGCTACATCAACTTTAACACTAGGTAACTCTACCTCACTTTCCATTGCGGCTCCTTCGGATCGCGCAGGTGGTGGACGTAAGGTTACTGTATCAGCTATCTCAGATGGTTCTATTACAGGTACAGGCACAGTTACTCACTACGCTCTAGTAGATACAACTAACACACGCTTATTAGCTACAGCGGCTCTTACAGCATCACAGTCAGTTACAAATGGTAACACATTTACACTGGCTTCATTTGATATTGGTATCCCTGATCCAACTTAAGGAATAAACTATGGCACTTGTTATTAAAGATCGTGTAAAAGAAACAACTACTACAACTGGTACTGGGACTTACACGTTAGCAGGTGCTGAAGTTGGTTTTCAATCATTTTCCACTATAGGTAATGGTAACACTACTTACTATACTGTTACTAATGGTGGCGACTGGGAAGTTGGTATTGGCACGTACACTGCTTCTGGAACCACTTTAGCACGTACAACAATACTATCATCTTCTAACAGTAACAACGCAGTTAGTTGGTCAGCTGGAGAGAAGTTTGTATTTGTAACTCAACCCTCCTCTAAAGCATCTTTCTTGGATGCAAGTGGTAATCAAAGTAACTCAGACTTTGCTACTCACGTAGATATAAACACAACAATAGCAACTAAACCTTCTCACTCTGAAGGTCGCCTGTTCTATGATAAGGAATTTGGTGCATTAGGGTTCTACAATGAAGAATCTGATATTACACTACAGATTGGTCAAGAAGAGTATATTAGAGCTTATAATGACACGGGATCTACTATTACAAATGGTACTCCAGTTTATCTTGTTGGTGAGTCTGGGGCTACTCCTACTATTGCAGTAGCTAGAGCAGATAGTACACTTGCTAAGTCTCAAGCTGTAGGTATAGCTACACACGACATAGAAAATAGTTCTGTAGGTTATGTAACTACTAGAGGTCTTATAGCTGATGTAGATACTAGTCACTTAACTGTAGGTGAGCCAGTACATGTAGCTATAGGTGCTTCTGGTGGTACACAAACAGCATCTCCTACTTACCCTAACTTTCCTACAGAAGTAGGTATATGTTTAATTAGTAATGCTAATACAGGTTGTATATACGTTAATATATACCATGAGTCTTTTGAGACTATGAGAGTTGAAGGTAATGCTCACTTCGATGCAGACTTAACTGTAGATGGTGACTTAACCGTTAACGGTACACAAACTATAACTAATAGTAATAATATATCACTTTCTGGTGCATTTAGCTACTTTAACTCTGGTGACACCATAGGAGAAAGTAATACAACCTTTACTGGTACAGGATTAGACGACGGTATTCTTACTGGACACTATGAAGGTACAAGCTCTAATAAGACATTTAAGGTTAAGATTACTACTCTGCATACTGGCGGCACTGAAGATTTATTTAGATGGTCAGTAGATAACTTTTCTACACAGTCTGCTGAAATTGAGATAACAGGTAACGACCAAGCCCTTGCTGATGGCATAAACATAAAGTTTAATGCTACTAGAGGTCACACGATAAACGACATATGGTCTGGTACAGCTTCTCCAGTTAATGTAGATACTGGTATAGCATCTAACAGAAATACTGGTACATCAGGGGTTGGTTATACCCACGTAGGTACTTACTTTGACGTTTCATCTGGTTATTGGACATTCTTTGATGAGTATGCACCAGAACCTACAGGATCTATAGATACTAGTCACGCCTCATTTTCCTACGGGACTATAAAGGTTGACGCTGTAATAGGAAACCTAACAGGTAACGTTACAGGTACTGCATCTAATGCTTCTCAACTACTTAATGCTAGAACTATTAGCCTTAGTGGAGATGTAACTGGTTCAGTGTCGTTTAACGGAAGTGCAGACGCAGATATAACAGCAACAGTAGTCAATGATAGCCATACACATGACACTCGATATGTGCAAAAGGCTGGAGACACAATGACAGGTACACTCAATGCTACTACGGTAGACTTTGGTGACTGGACTATAACTGAAACTGGAGGTTCTTTATACTTCGCTTACAGTGGAACAAATAAATTCAAACTCGACAGTAGCGGAACATTGTCTGTGACTAATGACGTACAGACTGACCAAACGATAACCTAAGCTAATAGTGAGTACACGAAGATGGCAGTAAAAATAAACGGCACTGAGGTAATTGATGATAGTAGGAACGTAGTAAACGTTGGTACTGTTGACGGTAGAGATGTGTCTGCTGATGGAACTAAACTTGACGGTGTAGCTACAAATGCAGATGTTACTGCTACAGCTTTACCAGCTTCATTGACAGGTTTATCTACTAGCGCATCTCCAGCTTCTGATGACCTTATTGTGTCGTATGATATTACTGATAGCACTTGGAAAACAGCTACTGTTACAGCTACTGCTCTTCAAGGATCTAAGGGACAGAAAGGCGAAGTCGGTCAAACTGGTTCTAATGGAACTACTGGTGCTAAAGGACAGAAAGGTGAAGTTGGACTTACAGGTAATACTGGGAGTACAGGCAACACTGGATCTACAGGATCACAAGGACAAAAGGGACAGAAAGGTGAAGTTGGAGCTAATGGTTCTGATGGATCTGCTGGAGCTAAAGGACAAAAGGGTGAGGTTGGCGTAACTGGTAATACTGGTAGCGCAGGTTCTGATGGAGCCGCTGGAGCTAAAGGGCAAAAGGGCGAAGTAGGTAATACTGGATCTACTGGGTCTCAAGGTATTCAAGGTGTAGCTGGAAATACAGGCTCTACTGGATCTCAAGGACAAAAGGGACAAAAGGGCGAGGTTGGTGCATCTGGTGGTACAGGCTCAACTGGAGCTAAAGGACAGAAGGGTGAAGTAGGAGTAACTGGTAATACAGGCTCTACAGGCTCAACTGGTAGTACTGGTTCGCAAGGACAAAAGGGACAGAAGGGTGAGGTAGGTAATACTGGCTCAACTGGAGGTACTGGATCTCAAGGTCAGAAAGGCCAAAAGGGAGAAGTTGGAGCGCAAGGTAATACTGGTAGTACTGGTAGTACAGGCAATACAGGAACGACTGGTCAGAAGGGTCAAAAGGGAGAAGCTGGAGCTGGTGGTGCTACAGGTACAACAGGATCTACTGGTCAGAAAGGCCAGAAGGGACAAACTGGCTCAACTGGCGGTACTGGAGGTACTGGTTCTACTGGTCAGAAGGGTCAAAAGGGACAAACAGGTTCTGCAGGAGCCGCTGGTACACCATCAACAACTTTTAATGCAGTTGGTTCTTACACTTGGTTAGCGGTTGACCCTGCACAAAGTATCAACATGATAAATGAAGGTGATACTATCTCTAGTGCTTATCTAAAGGCGGCAGGAAACGGTCAAATGTCTGCACATCATTTTCATTGGCCTAGTACTGTATCGGCAGGGATTAGCGGAACTTGGAGGCTTATGGGTGGTCAGTGTAAAAGAGAAAACGGCACATACGCTGTTGCCGACCTTTTCTGTAGAATATCTT